GAGGAGTGTCTTCCGTTTCTTCAAACTGATGGGACGTGCTATCGAGTGTTCACAACTGTCAAGAGCAGAAAATCACATAGCTAACTCTGGTATCCTAAGGGAAGTCCACAAACGTCAGCTAGAGATGATGACGAAGGACCTGTGATTAGCTAATAAATAGAATGATCGGCGCCTATGGTTCCTTGGCGCAATTCACAAAGCCCCTTCAGAGTGATTCTAAGGCTCTCTACGGGGCTTTTTCTTTATGGGGGTACCCTACCTATTACTTCAGGCAAAGTATCCGATAAACCATAGCAAAAAAGGGGTTTATGAAAGTGCTGTGATTGGGTGTGTGGAATAGTGTGTGTAGTACGACCAGTGCCCCATGACCGCGCAGGGGGGTACCCCGTGGGTGGGGTCAGCCAGATGGCCAGATCACGAACCAGTACCCCCATAGCGCTGTGCTAGTTCAGCCAGTTTCTTCTGGAGTTCTGTCTCGATCTCTCCGACACTCCGGCTGGTGTCGTCCTGCTCCACTCGATCAGTGAACATGGCGATCGATTTACCCAGCAGTTCCAGAGCCCTGATCCGCGCACTGTCAGACTCAGCCTGCATGGCCTCAGCGTGAAGCCGCTCCAGCACCAATCTCTTCAAGCGAGCCTGATCATGCAGTGTTTTGTCTTCCTGAGCCTTCTGAATCGATAACACCCTCTGGGAGACCTTGGGGTTATCCATCAGCTTAGAAGCCTCTGTCCACACGCTGGAGTCCTTCATGCCTTCGGCACTGTACGATGCCCTGTATGCCTCGCTGAGTGTCTGTCCGTTGGCCACGCCCTGAGCGAATGCATCCTGCTTGGCTGTAAGGCCTCCCTTGATTGATTGGCCTGCGATCACCTGTAGTCTTTCCACTGTATCCCCTTTTACTCAGCGGTAATGTTTCGGGCGCTGAAAAAGTGCCTATGAACTTTTTTGATCCCTGCAACCAGTGTACTTTCTGGGCTCTGTGACTTTTTCTACTTTTTTATGCCGATAGGTGTTGTTATATATTTTTACCTGTGTTTATAATGGGTCAACGGATTGCAGTGCCTCGCTCGTGGGCACCGCTCAGGCTCTACCCCACAGGGGATTCGCCATCCGGTTGGTGCGCTGACAGGACAGCAGTCCATATCAGACCTGACAAACGGCTTTCAACTCACACTGCACCCATTGCGCGGAGTGAGGAGCCCACGGTTAACGTGTAGCGATGGGAGACGGTGACAGGCGGTGCCTGTGCCAAGCTGACAAGCGGATCGTGTGAATCGGACGCGCAGAGGGGGTGACCCAAGCCAAGTGAGATCAGCAGTGCCTTGTACTGAGTCATTCGTCAATGTTGGAACTACCCTGAGCGCTTGCAAGTTGGTTCGGGGTTTTCGTGTTTGAGGCGGGTTGGAATACCTGCCTCTGTCAGTGTCCTGCCTCAGCATCCTGTCAAGGGTTCTGTATCGGTCACACTGACCGTTTTCAAACCAAGCCAATATGGAGGATATTCTCATGGCAAACTCAAAAGTAAATTTCACTCTCGCTTCAGCTACTGAAATCGCACAGGCTATCACTGCGGCAGACGGCCTCAAGGCCAAGGCGGCTGATCTTTCAAATGAGAAGCAGGAGGCGGTCATGACTGCCTACCAGCACATCATCGCTGACATCGCTGTGTCTGGCGTCAAGCTGGTCAACCGTGGCAAAAAACAAGGTCTTCCTGTCAAGGTCATGGAGTCTCTGCGTCAACAGCTTGAGGATGCCGGTGTCTCTGGCTCCAACGTCAAGCGCTACTCAGAGAACGTTCAGAAGCTTCTGCCTGTCATGCCTGAGCTGATGGAGTGCACAGACTCTGTGTCTGTCGCCCTGACTCTGGATGCCGCCGGTATCACCTCACAAGGCAAGCTGGTTGACAAGTTCAAGCCTGAAGTGGACAAGGTCCACAAGCTGGCTGAGCAAATCCTCAAGCTCGACAATGCTGAGTATGACCGCCTGCTGGACGTAGTCCGCGAGATGCAGGAGGCCAAGGCCGCTGAGGAGGCGGCAAAGGCAAAGGGTGACACTGTCGCTGATGATGTTGACGTGATGCTCGATACCCTTGATGACTAATCCAGTCACCTGCCCATGCACATCTCTGTGGTGTGCATGATCGGTCTGACTGACCGGAAAAGTGCATGTGCACTTTTTTTCCAATGGGAGAGTAACAATGAATCAAACTACAAACCTATCCACTGCTGTGGAAATCGTTCGCGCCAGTGTTCTGGCGAATCAGCAATTGACTGGCCGCTCAAGCCAGTACGTGACCCCAATGCTTTGGGGTGTGGCAGGTGCCGGTAAGACGGCATCTGTCGAGGCTCTGGCACAGGACATGGAGATCGGCTTCATGGATTTCCGCGCCAACCAGTATGACGCTGGTGAGCTGGGCGGTCTGCCTTGGGCTCAGGGTGATCGTATGATCCGCCTGCGTCCACAGTACCTGCCCACTGAGGGTGTCGGTATCTTGTTCGTGGATGAACTGCCACAGGCTCCTGTCGCCAACCAGAACATCATTGGTCAACTGGTCAATGAGCGCCGTATCGGTGAGCACGTTCTGCCTGACGGATGGACTGTGGTCTGTGCTGGCAACCAGATGCATCATCGCGCTGGTACCAACGCCATGCCTTCTCACCTCAAGGATCGTCTACTGCACATCACCATCGTGCCTGACCTTGATGATGCGCTCCAGTACATGGCGGTCAATGGGATCGACAATCGCATCCTAAGCTTCCTGCGCTTCCAGCCTGAGCACCTGTCCAAGTTCGACAAAGACGTGAATGCATGTCCATCCCCTCGCTCTTGGGAGAAGGCTCACCAGATCCTGTCTTGGAAGCTGAGCCCAATGGCCCAGCACATCGCTTTGTGCGGGACTCTGGGCGAGGGCACTACGGCCATGTTCGAGGTGCACCTGCAAATGTGTGATGCGATGCCTGACATCGATGCCCCGTTCACTGATCCAGACAATGCTGAGATCCCTTCTGAGCCTGCAATGGCATATGCCCTGTGTGCATCCCTTGCCTATCGGGTCAAGAAGTCCACGTCTGCCAATCTGGTTCGGTTCATCAACCGTATCCCAGCGCAGGAGTACAGTGCGTTCGCTATGAAGACCGTGGTCAATCTCAATGGCAAGGCTGAGATCCGCAAGTGGGCTCACGATGTCAAGGAGGTGCGTGACTGGCTGACTGGTGACGCGAAGCTTCTGGTACTTGAGGAGAAGGCATCATGATTCAGGCACTCAATCAGGATGCCCAGTTCGTCATCTCGCGGGTCAAGACCCGCTTGATGATCAAGCATCCATTCTTTGGCGCCATCGCTATGGGTATGCAGTTCATTGAGGACTCATCAATCCCTACGATGTGCACCGATGGCAGGACAGTGGATTACAATCCTGACTTTGTCATGCGGCTCCCTTTCGATCAGGTACTGTTCGTGGTTGTCCACGAGATCATGCATGTGGCACTCAAGCATCCGATGCGTTGTGATGGCCGTGACCATGAGGTCTGGAATATGGCGACTGACTACGCTATCAACCAGATCTGTATCGACAGCGGACTGGAGATGCCTCCTGAGGGTTTGTTTGACCCTCAGTACAAAGGCATGTCTGCTGAGGCGATCTATCCCCGCCTGCTGGACACCGCTGATCGTCCTAAGGGCGAGGGCTGGAAGTTCGGTGATATCAAGCAACCTACCAACGGTGACGGTGATCCTGTCTCCGGTGAGGAGCTTGAGGAGATGGAGGCGCAGGCAGATCGTCTGGTCATGCAGGCCGCTACCACTGCCAAGAATATCGGCAAGATACCCGCTGGCCTTGATGAGCTGGTCAATGTTTTGACCACTAACAAGGTTGACTGGCGTGACAAGTTGCGTCTGTTCGTGGGAGGTGACCAGCCTGATGACTACACCATGCGGAAACCCAATCGCAAGATGCTGGCCTCCTGTGGCATTTACATGCCAAGTGTCGAGCACAATGGTGTGGGCAACATCGTGGCCGTGATCGACTCCTCCTGTTCTGTTACGCAGGAGGAGCTGAACATGTATCTCAGTGAGCTGAATGCGATCTCTGAGGACATGGCGCCTACGTCCGTGACGATCATCACTTGCGACACTCAGGTACAGTCTGTGACTACGTACTATGAGGGCGAGGTGATCGAGTCACTCAATGCCAAGGGCCGTGGCGGCACACGGGTCACGCCTGCATTCAATTACATTGATGAGCAGGGCCTGCCTGTCGATTCTATGGTGTACTTCACAGACCTGTATGTGCATGATTTCCCACAGGCACCTGACTATCCGGTGCTATGGGTATCCACTGGCGCTACAGCCGCACCATTCGGAGATGTGGTCAGCGTAAGCTGACCATGTCAAAAAGTGCATGTGAACTTTTTTGGAGAATGATATGACTGAGCTTCATGAGGGCGCTATCAAGAGCGCCATTCGAGTACTGGTAGACAACTGCGCGTCTCGCGTAGATGATCTGACCTACAAGGTTACTCACTTGATCTCTGACCCTGACACCGTGGCTGAGATGCATCAGGATATTGAGGAGCTGACTAACGCTATCAATTACCTGAAGGAGTCAGGCATGGTTGCAGACCGCAACAAAGCCTACGCTGAGGAGTTCCTCAAAAAGATGAGGGATAAATCCACAAACCCTTGGAGCACATCGAGATGACCGAATACACCAGCTTTGCATCCGTTGCCTTGATTTGCCTTGTCTATGCAGTGGGCCTTATAGCCTTCTGGTTTTCTGATGATAAGGACAAATGGAAGTTCTAGTGACCTGCCCCAGTGTCTGTGTATCGGGCACTGGATCGGTCTCACTGGACCGCTGTGAGCATAAAAGGAGAAATACTATGAGCACACCAACCGGACTCACCATTGTACGCGCTGAGGTTTATGGCGTGGAAGATGGTCACGGAGCTGGGCCAAGCAAGGCCCACGCTGTACTCCACTGTAGTGATGATGAGCAGACTCAGCTCTTTTGTTACTCAGTCGAGGACTGCCTGCAATGGTTCGCATTGAACCACGTATCTGAAGAATTTGAAGTCATAAAAGTGGAGACAAATCATGAACATGAATGACATGTTAACAAGAATGGGGATCCCTCCGAAGGAATTCCTTGGCGTGAAAGCGGAGGCACATGAGGCCGCTGTCAGAAGAATCTTAGGCATCGTATACACAGACGAGTTCGATTTCCGAACTGCGAGGCAAGAGCTGGACATACGGCTCAAGCTGACCAAGATAGCTGAGAAGTTAGCTGATGGTCTGAATGCTGATGAGGGTATCTATGCCGCAAGAGAGTTCGCCAAGAAAGAATTCCAGAGACGGAAAGACGAAAACCAGACTCAGGCAAACCATGCTTAGTCACCTGCCCATGTGCCCTGCGGGGCACATGCTCGGTCTGACTGGCCGTAACAAACCAACACGAGGAAACGATTATGGAAAACAATTTCACAAAGAGGAACATGGTCCCGATGCTGAATGAGATGATTCAAGTCAGGGCCAAATATCTGGGGATCCCTCCGAACCTGATCAAGTGGATCGTCTATGACAGGGATCAGAGTGCTGACTGGTTGCAGATGCTTCGTAAATCAGATGATGAGGTCGAGTTCTGCACAGCGATCAAGGATATCATTCGGCAGTGGGAGGCTGACGATTATATGCTGGTCTCAGCCAAGACGCTGGGACGCAAGACATGGCTTGACTGTGTACGGACAATCCAGAGCTATGCGGCAACCATTCAGGACATACGTGTCAGTGAGCGGGCGCCTGCGTCTTATAACTGGGGTGATCGCTTAGCTGAGATTAAAGAGTCCGTGTACAACAGCGCATGGAGAGAGTTCAATCGGGACGCTCCGCACTGGGTAGACAGGATGAATGTCGAGGTTCAGTCATTCGGCAATCGCGTACTCGAAGATGACGTACCTAGAGTCATGTCATCTGCGGACTCCAAGCGGTTTACAGCAGTGATCTCGCACCTGTGGCCACATCGTGTAAGCAGTCGATTTGCTACCGTGACTGTCAGCAAAGAGACCATCTTCAATGTTGATGGCAGGCTTATCCCTTCCAAGCCTCACGGCCTAGATGAGTGCACGATCCACAATTTTTCTGGTTACGGTCGGGCTCCTCTGGCTTGGATCACCCATCTTAAAGAGCAGATGCTTATGGCAAACATAAGGTCGCGAGAAGAGAACTGGAGTTCTCAAGAGTATGCCGCGATTATCAATCAACTCGAAAGGGATATTGAAAAGGTGCAGAACAAGAAACCTGTACACTTCCAGTATTACCATGTTATCAATGACTCAGTATGCACAGTCGATAAGGATGAATATGAGGTCCCTATCGAGGGGACAGGGATCACGATCTCTCAGGCCAAGAGTCTATATGAGAGACGGCTCAAGAATGCTGTGCTTGATCAGCTTGATTTTTAATGGGGGCGCGACTACCTCCAAGTGCACGGTAGCTACGTGCCGAAGGCGATAGATGTCTGACCTTGTCTGACCCCTTGAGTATTTCACAGGCTTGGGAAGATCTAAAATTGTGTCGCGCACCGTGGTCGTGGGACTGCAATCCCACACGATGAGACTGCGGCTTATAGTACAGTGAATCTATCGAATAGCTAGGCGCTCCGGTTTCCCGACTGGAGCGCCTTTTTTTTGCCTTGAGAAAAGTTAAATCAGATCAGACCGCAACATGTCACGCTGAAGAACAGCCATCACAGTGCCGTAATGTTTTTGGTCTGGATAAATTGCCCTGTACCCTTGATGGGTTCGAGTGATGTGTATCTCTCCAGCGTAGTCCCTTAAACTCATCGCCTTAGCATCATCTAAAGCATCCATTGGATCTTGTCTAACTCCCCACATAAAAGTTCCTATGCACTTTTTTAAAATGGTGCAGGGAAGTCTGATGGGCCCGCTTTCTCAGTGCTGATGTACCTGTCTGCGAATCCATGCTCACGGTAACAGGTGCTGACAGGATCGTAGATCAGGTCGCAGACGCCCTGCTTGCCAATCCACGCAAACCTGCACTTCCACACATGTATCTCCGTGTTGGGAGACTGGAACTCTCTGTGAACTGTGATGCCACAGTCTGCCTTAGCAAACCATGCGGCACTGCCTGAAATGTCGTACCCTTTCGGGACTGGCGTCTTGCCATTCTCTCTCTGCATCTTTGTCGGATGCGCGACAAACCAGATGTGGCAGTCGTAGTGCTGTCCAAACATCCTCACCTTAGTCAGCATCTCACTGATCCAATCTGTCTCTCTATCTGTGTCTTTCTTGATGTAGTTATATGGATCGATCACCACACCCGTAATCCCAAACCGCATCACTGCTACCTTCAATCTCTCTAGTAAGTCATCCAGATCTACAAGGTTCCCATCATTGTGCGACAGGAACGTGAAGTGCTTGTTTACGAACTCTTGGGACTCATCCAGCTCATCCTGTGTCATCCGATCATTCATGCCATCGAAGAATGGTTTACGGATGTACTTAGAAGCCAGCTTAGCAATGTGCAGTCTTGGTTCGTTCTCGAAAGAACACACTGCGAACTTACTGTCAAACTGTCTGGCTTGATTCATCATCAGTTGATCTATGAACTCTGACTTACCAGAGCTGGGGATCCCTGTAACTACAGTAAGTTGTCCAGATGCTACCGTGTATATGTCATCCAGATTCTGGTACCCAGTAGATAGTCCAGATCCGAGCCCGTTGGAATAAATGTCCTGAACCTCAGTGGAATAAAACGATGCATCGTATATCCCTTTGATAGGCCAAGGCTCAGCAGACTCAACCAGATCCACGAGGCACTCCTCGCCGCAGTCGAGAAGCACTTCATTGGCGTCCTTGTAACCCTCTGGGTAAACAATACGCCAGCATCTATCCCTGCCAATCCTTCTCGCCAGCTCCTCTGCCATTGCATTGCCAGCAGTGTCTCCGTCTGTCGCTATGATTATCTTACTTGAGTTGTCCAGCTTCTCTTTTGCATCCCACAGGAAGTTGAATGTCCTGTCGTCCTCAGGATTTATAGCGCCAGTCTTGACCTTCCCGACAGCGCCATTCGGAACACTGACCGCTGACTTGATTCCCGCTTGCACAAACGACAGGGCGTCTATCTCACCCTCGCAGATAACAAAATAATCTCCGTCCCCTATCGAATTGATATTGAAGAACCACTGCAATGCAGACGTGCATGAGAATCCTTTGCTACCCAGTGAGCGCATCTTGGCCCCTGCCGTAATGCTCCCTCTCTCATAAGGGAATCCGATGCAAGGAGTTCTACTATTCTCCGAGTTGATCCAGTGGTCACTGGAGAAAAGGTTGGCGTCCTTTGCTACTTGTTTTGATATCCCTCTACTTTCCAACCACTTAAAAGCTTCTTCTGATAACGGTTGTATGTTCAACTTTTGTGTTCTGTGTTGGTCAATTTGGTGCACTTGCACTTTTTCTCTCCCGCGAAACTGAATGACTCCACTTTCTTGACAATGGAAACAATTAAATACCATGCGGTCAGGCATGACCTTGAGTGAAAGACAGAGATCGTTCTTGTTTTTCTTGCGTGTGTGTGAACAGAGTGGACAGGCTTTCTTGTGATCGCCAATAGGCAAGTGGTCTGCGTACTCCTTCAGAGCTAGATTGTCGCTCATGTAACCTCCCGTGTTACAAGTTTTCTATTGTTGTAATTAGCTTTTTACAGATCACCTGCCCCCTATCAGGTGTCTCGGCAAGAATTGTTGCCAATACTTTTTTGATGACTCGATGGTTCAGAGATGCTAAGTCACAGACCGTCTCAAAATCTTTACAAAGAAGCCAAGTCGCCACTGCAACCCGATTATGTCTCTTGTCACTCGATGCATCGGTGAAAGCCTGACTAATCACCGCTCTCCATAACTTTAACGCGGATATCGGATCGTGGATTATCTCTGTCGAGATGCCAGAAGACATGCTTCTCCTTTACTTGCCTGTCGTTCTTGTACACCCTCCCCTGTAGCTCATCCAGAATGACTGACTCATCCAGATCAGGCCTGCGAGAAGCGTAATATATGTCGAGCGTCACCGCAACATCACTCTCGATAAGGGTGTCCAGAACCGGACATTGATCTGCGAATCCCTTGCAGTAGTCCAGAGCTTTTTTCGATTTAATCAATCGAGGTTTACCCCTTATCAATACCATTCTACGTGAATTTGCTTTGCTCGCAGGCTCCCCTAGTATCGTTATAAGTACGTCTGTTTCGTTTGTATCTTTAGGTTGCATTAGTTTCAATACCTGTTACTATTGACAGCTCATAGTCCTATCGGGAGGCGGGATGATAATTACTAATGTTCACAATGTTCCTGAGCAGTTTATCCGTGTCGCTCAGAATAACAAGTATTCAAAAGGCAATGCAGATATCAGTGTCACAACACTGATCGATTCTCCTCGCATTAATATCCTCAAACAGCGTCATGAAGACCAGATGCAACGCGATATTACCGACATGACTTTCAGCATGGTCGGGACTGCTGTCCATCAGATGTTAGAAGACACTGACGAAAAACCCAATGAGGTCTACGAGGAGCGCCTGTATCAGAATGTATTCGACTGGGTGGTGTCTGGAGCGATTGACGTACAGAAGTACGAAGCTGACGGCTCTGTGTCGATCATGGACTATAAGGTCTGTACAGCTTGGGCCGTCATGAACGATAAACCTGATTGGGAGAAGCAACTGAACTGTTATGCATGGCTTGTAACCAGAACCAAACAGTTACCTGTCAAGAAATTACAGATAATCGCAATCATTCGTGATTTCAATCGCAGAAAATCACAGAGAGAGCAAGACTATCCGAATGCCAATATTCAAGTTATCGATGTACCGCTCTGGGATTTTGAAGAGCAGTCTGAGTACATCGCTAATCGTGTGTTCCTGCATAAGAACACGCAAACAGACTTCATAAATGACATACCTCTGTGCTCTGATGAAGAGCGGTGGGCCAAGCCTGCCAAGTGGGCTGTCATGAAGAAGGGCCGCAAGTCTGCGGTCAAACTCTTTGATGATCCAAAGCTAGCTGAGCTTTACATGAAAGAGCAAAAAGGTGCATCTGCACTTTATCTTGAAGAGCGCCCGTCAGAGTTGACACGTTGTTGTGAAAACTTCTGCGGTGTTGCTCAGTTCTGTAGTCAATTTGAGGAGAGTAATAATGTCTGACGCAGTAAACATAATCCAACAGGAGTTGGATAACATCGATGAGAAGCTCACGCTTCATGCATATCACAAGGCAGTCCTTGAGAATCTTCTCAAGCGAATGAATGTAAAGACCGGTGCACTTGACTTACCCAAACCAAAGAGGAAGCACACAAGACGTGTCGATGCAGATCAGGTCCAGAAGCGGCAAGATGTTCGCATCAAAAACGCGAGACTGGTTGCAAGCGTTGTGCAGGGTCGGGGGCTGACCAAGAGTCAAGCTATCAAAAATTTACTGGCGAGAGGTGAGCTTACCACTTACGAGGATTGGATCAGCCCAGAAACAACAATACTTAGTGATACGTCCCCGACTGGCATTGGGAAAAGATTGCACAATCAACTTTTCGCAGGGACAGTTTATGCCAAGTAAGAAAACTGTTTGGGAGACCCTCAGTGCGATTGACTGTGATGGTCACACTGAGGAGAAGAATGGTTTTACATACCTGTCTTGGTCATGGGCTTGGCAAACACTGAAGGAGAATTATCCTCAGGCTCGGTTTGAGAAGGGCCCTGTCCAGTATCTTGAGGACGGCACGGCACTGATTTCTGTGCGTGTGTTCATTGGTATTGATGAGGATGTGACAGAGGTGTTTCCTGTCATCAACTACAGCAACAAGCCAATCCCAAACCCCAACGCCTTTCAGATCAACACTGCATATCAGCGTTGTCTTGTGAAGGTGTTGGCGTACATGGGTCTGGGTATGTATATCTATCACGGGGATGACCATCATCCTGATTCGTCACCTGATGCACAAAGCAAGCCTGCTGGTAAACCTGCTAAGAAGGCTGAAGAAAAACCTGTTGCTCCAAGTCCGAATCGAGCGATAGTTGCGCCTGATGGCAAGTCTGAAGATATCACGGATGGCACATGGAAAACTGTCGCTGAAGTCCTGATCAAGTTCATGGATGGAAGAGACATTAATTCCTTGCGTCAGTTCTGGAGTATGAACCAGCAGGCAATTGAGCATCTGGAGCAGTGTGACCCAGAAGAATACAAGCGTGTCTACGATGCGTTCATGGATAAAGCTAACAAGCTAAAGGAGAATAAGTGATGGCTGTAGAAAAGCCTAAGACAAACTTCTTTGATGACCTCACCCCTGAAGAGATTGAGTATTTCGAGCGAGAGGGTTGTGACAGGTTTCTCAAGGATGTATTCAAGGAGATAGAGAGCGCACCCATTGAGGGGCTTTCTCAGTCTACTCAGGATGTCTTGGACTCTTTGAGTAACAAAGAGGTTGAAGTCTTGAGAAAGCGTTTTGGATTAACACAAGAGCAACGTAATAGGAGTTTGCACTAATGGCGTATATAGATAGGAACGGAGTAAAAAAACCAAGTGGTGCTCTCTATGTGAATAGAGAGAAGACCAAGGACTCATCCCCCGACTACACGGGAGACGTGGAACTGGATAAGGAGACGGTGGATTCTATCCTCGCTCAGCGAAACAAGGGGGCTGATATGCCCATCATCGCACTTGCTGGTTGGAGGAAAGAAGGCAACAAAGGAACCTTTATCTCCATGAAGGCGGAGCAAAAGAGAACCGCTGAATCTAAACCAGAGTCTGAGCCTACAGGCGATGAGATACCGTTCTAAGAAGTACATCAAGAGCTTGCATGGCAAGCCGTGCCTTGTGTGCGGCTTTGCCTCAGAGGCTCACCACGTTACCTACGCAGAGCCTAACGCGATGGGTATGAAGGTGGGAGACAACTGGTGTGTCCCGCTTTGCCATGCTCATCACATGGAACTGCATAACTTTGGTGACGAAAGATTATGGTGGGCCATGCAAGGCGTTGATCCTATAGAACATGCAATAGAACTTTTTAAGGAGTTTGAAAAATGACAGGATTCACAATCCAAGAGAAGCACGGTGATACAGATCTTACGTATCGTGTGCACAAAAACGGCAACCACTCGGGCACTGTGACCGTCCATGTGAATGGCGTATCCGTTCTGGAGGACAGTAACTTTACAACTGTGCGAGAGCTAATGAGCGCACTGAGTCGCGCAGAGATAGCCGGTCTGATTCGGGCCAACAAGGATGCTGAGGCTTTATCAATGGGCGATGAAGGTTCCCAGCATTTTATTAGATACGCGATGGAGAACTTGAAGCGTATGGTTCATGGGTCTAGTGCAGAGGATAAGCAGGGATGACATCTTATGCCGTCACACTCAACATGGATTTTACCAAGACGGTTTATCTCCATGCTGAATCAGAAGCTGAGGCACAAGAGAAGGCTGAAGCCATCATTCGGGATAATCAAAAGAGCCTGTTCAACATGGGCTACTCAATTGGTGATGTCGATGTGATTGAAACTTCTGAGTGTCTGCATCCAAATAAAGCGCGGAGGGCTGATCGTATGAGACATGCCCTTAAAGTTCAAGCAGAGAGGCGTGTGTTCCATGTCGATTGAAGCAATGCACTTTGAGGGTGTGAAGATATCTCTCAATCAGTCCTCTGATGGGACAGTGCTCAAGATGGCCGTGCATCCAGATGATGTGCCCCCTGATCTGATGACGGATTGGGTCGGGTCACGTTATATGGTTGCTATGGTCAGGCTTAGTGATGATGATGAGATAGCACAAGACACCTCAACAAAAGAGATAAGCAGGCTGATAGCATCCTGCGGTGCTCTTTGCAGGCAAGAGAAGTTCCAGCAGTTTGTTCTGCTTGGGACAGGTCTTGATGTGACAGAGGCAAACACCGTTGTGGTTTTAAGGGATGCACTTGGGATTACCTCAAGGTCAGAGCTTAAAAATAATGCACAGGCGCGATCAGTGTTTGTAGATTTAAGAGAGGATTTTAACCGATGGTTGAAGAGATAGGAGACATCAAACGGATTGGGAATGAGCCCGTGCTCAGTCCTAAGCAAGTTTGTAAATACCTTGGCATTGCAAGGTCAACACTTACTCATCGTATCAACAATGACGATACGTTCCCTAGATCGTTCAAGATCAGTGACCGAAAGATTTACTGGAAGTACGTTGATATTGAGGACTGGGTCAAGAAAAAGATGAATGGTGATTCCAATGTGGGTATACGTTCTTTTAGTGTTCGCTAATGGGACTCCTGTGGCGGAGGTCCAAGAGAAGTTGTTTCATGATGAGCTTCATTCCTGTGTTCAAGAAGCAAAGCAGATTATGTCGGACGATACCCCGCTTGTTGCGGGGTGTGTCCCTCTAATCAAGGAGGATGTTGATGCAGGCAAAGTTACGTTCTGATGGCAGTACCGCTAGCTACTATGAGCTACCTGAAGGGGCGGCTCAGATACAGGACTTGATCTCACACAAAAACATGAACGCTCAGATAGGAGAGATATTCCGTGCCTGCTACAGGTATGGAGAGGTTGAACACAGCGAGATGCTTCGGGACGCAAGGAAGATATTGTTCTACGCTCAAGCTGAGATTGACCGCCTACTTGCCATACAAAAATAGTTCACATGCACTTTTTTGTATAGTACTATCTGCTTACTCCTGTTGGACATTGCCCCCTTTATGGGGGCTTTTTTATATCCCTTGCTTCTCAGCTAGCTCAACAATACGTCTTGCTAGTTTGTTCTTTTGTATCCTGAGTTGCCTGAGTTGCTGTGTCTTTTGTGTAGGCGACATAGTCGGGCTCTCGACTATTCTATTCATGGCGTTGTTGATGTCAGTCAGTTGCTTCGCTACACGATTGAACGTCTTGCGGAACCCCATAGCGACACCGCGATCTTCGAGTAACTCATTCATGCGATCCTGATCGCCTGTAGCCGCCGCATCACGATAAGATGTAAACACAGCATCTGATTCGCGCCTGAGGTCATAGAAGTCCCTGACAAACTGGCTGGAACTTTCTCCGTCTTGCTGTATGAATCTAGTTAGTCCAAGCACTCTGCCAGCCTCTGTGACATATGGATTACCGAATACACCATTTGGTTTCTGTGGCACTGCACCCGTCCAAGCCATGACGCTTTCAGCTATCCCTATTGGGATCGTAGCCAAGCCTGCCATGTATCCTTCGAGTAACTGTTGAATCTCCAGAGGACTCAGCGTCAACTTATCCAATCCAGCCTCACTCAGGAATCGGTAGACGTGCGGAGTAGATGAGTAGTACTTATCTGATGTCATCTTTCTTTGTAGCGCCATACCCTCTAGTGGGGCCATCCTGAAGAAGTCATACCCTGTCACAACCTCTAGTGCAGGCATCACGCCCTGTGGTATTGGGTTGAAGGCAAACGTGTTGGCAAATGTATGGAGTACCGCCATAGCAAGATCAGAGCCATCTTCCTGCCTGATTGCATCAATTGCGAACACAGGGAATGTCCCGAATATGGCGCCTAGCTCGAACGCTCTTGGTATCCTTACTGCCTGATCATCAGTGATATAGATGATGTCGTAGTTCAGTTTGTTTTGTAATGACTCTTCCTCCCAGCGATCATCTGACATTGCCAGACCCCCCAGCGTGGCAGAAACTGCCATCACAAGAAGTCCACGATTCATTATCCCTTGCCAATATGCCTGACGCTCATCTGCTGGTAGCCTTGGATCTTCTGCTAAACGGTACAGACCTTGGATACGTGCATTCAAGAACGGGATTGCAGGGATGAGTCGGTTGACCAGTAGTTGTCCAGTGATACCACCACCGGCTCCTTTCCTACCGTAGTTGATTAGGTTCATCGCTTGGAATGCGGCCTCTCTTTCAGACACACCCTCAGCGATAAGTTTCTGGTACAAACCGATACGAACCTCAAGCTCTGTTGACTCACCGAACCGCTCTACTTTCTGGAGCAGGTTCTTGAATCCTGTAGCAACAGCCGCGACAGGCGTGTCCTTCTGTATGATCCTGCCCCCAGTTCTGCCAAGCCGTCTTGCGGTCGAGGCAAAGTCTGCTGGATCTGCACCGAAAGAATACCCACCGAACCCAGTGAGAAGTTTGATGGCCATTGCATCTTTGCCGTCTCTCATAGACTGGTTCATGCGGCTGAAAGTTTTCGATCCTATGCCAATTGGGACACCAGCTTTGATGTAGGCATCCACTTTTCCCCGCCAAAGGTTTGCTACCATAAAACCGGGCATATTTGTGACACCGACTCGCAGTAAATTTGCGAACATCTCTGCCGCTTTGATGTATGCATCCTTCTGTTGGGGCGTCAAACCAGACAGTGCATGCCACAGTGCACCGTCCCGAATCTTATATCCGACTTGCTCACCATTGACCCTGAACTTCATGACGTTGCCTTGCGGCTTCGTGAGGTCAGCCTTCTCTCCCCAAGATGGATCTTGTAGCTTCTCTAATGCCTCAGAAGTTTTACGCATTGCGATGTTACGCAGACCAGCAGATATGATCATCTCGTTATTACGATAGATGTTCTTGAGTAGGTCGCCCGAGACTTGGAAGTTACTCCCTACAAGCTCTCGATCAAACGCTCCCTTCTGCATCAAACTATTGGCCGCTCTCTGCGGGAGGGAGTTAGAGAAATCTGTGTCGCCCTCGGCTGTCTCAAGCAAACGATAGAATGGTACGTAAGCCATGTTGGCAAACTCTTCGGCCATCTGGTCATTCAACAAACCTGAGTCTTTGCCGAACTGAACCATGTAGTTGTTGAAGTTCTGATAGTCGTTGAATATTTTTTGGAACGCTGGGTCGCCAGCGGCTATTGCCCTATCGATCTCTGCATCACTTAAATTTTGGAAGCCTCTTCGCCCAACAGCCCGCAATGCTTTCTCTCTTCTTGCAATTGCATAGGCATAGAACTGTCGCTCATTCTCTTTTGCTTGCGCCTGTGTCTGCCCTTCGAGCAGTGGTGCGAATATCTCTTGGAGCCCCTTAACGCCTGCTTCGGACACCTGCTCGACATTGCCATCAACATCCACCTTGACTGGTCCGAACTCCATGAGTGCGTAAATACGGCCCAGAACCTGTTGAGACATTTCCATTGCTCGTCCAACAGAATCAGGGTTGTTGTAACTCGTTCCGTAAACGATATCATCGAGCTTATAGCCCGGACTAAACCTACTAATATGGTTGCGTACAAACGCTTCTCGTAGCGTCTCACCCTTGGCCGCGCCAAACATCTTACGCATGAATTCGTTGAATGGACCTGTTGACTCGTCCTTTGCTATGACCCTGTCAACGAATGATGAGAAGCCCTCAGGGTTGGGCGTACCAGTGTAAGAGAACCTCTTCGAGAACCTGATTGTATTAGGTCCGTCAGAAGAAAGTGCATCTGCACCTTTTTCGAGAGACTTGTCTTTGATTCCGCGTACAGCCCTGTCCTGTATCTCAAGGGCTTCTGCATAGTCTAAAGCATATGTCCCAGAATCAGGCTTGTACTCTGTGGCTGGAGGTTCGTAGTACATGAATACAACATCTGGTTGCCCTCTGTTGAACTCAATGAAGTCATTGTCGCGCCATCCCTCAGGGCGTTGCTTCTCGTCCCAA